GATCAAAAACAGATCAGGAGAGGGGAGAGGGCCGATACGGTGTTTCGATGGAAACGCCCAGCCGCATGAGCCGTTCTGGAAGCTGGTGGACGCGGCGGACAGTGACAGCGGCCTGACCGAGCTGGAGCTGGACGGAGTCATTTCGGAGTTCTCCTGGTGGGGGGATGAGATCACGCCGAAGCTGTTCAAGGAGCAACTATATGCGGTCGGGAAAGGCGGGCCGGTGCTGCTGAAGGTCAATTCACCAGGCGGGGATATCGTGGCGGCCAGCCGGATGCGGGCGATCCTGACGGATTACCCGGGTCCGGTGACGGCACGCGTGGATGGGATCGCTGCCAGCGCGGCCGTGGAAGTGGTGATGGCGGCCAGCCGGGTCAAGATGCTGGATAGCGCATACATGATGATCCACGACCCGGCGATCGTGGTCCTGCTGGCGTATCTCGACATCGAGACGCTGACCGGCCTGCGGGACGAGCTAAAGAGCGTCAAAGACGGCATCATACCCATTTACGCCGAACGGACCGGCCTGAGCGAAGAGAAGCTCAGCCGGATGATGGCGGATGAGACCTGGATGAGCGCACGCGAGGCGGTTGAGCTCGGTTTTGCGGACGATGTGGTCGTCGCAGGTCAAAAAAAAGTGAACGGAAACAACACGGCCTTTGTGAACTGCCTGCAGAACTATGCAAAAGTACCGCCTGCGCTGATGCAGGCGCTTACCCCGAATGTCCCGCCCCTGGAACCAATTGAGGAAAGTCCAGCACTTCCCAGCGACCAGGCGGCGATTGACAAGGAACGCGAGGCGCAGACCCTGCGTGAACGAGTAAATCAAATTTTGAAAAAGGAGAATCCCCATGCTTGACCTGAAGCCCTATCACGACGCCGTACTAGCGGCGGATGCAGAGGTTCAGCGCGTCGCGAACGATATCGATGTGCTGTTCCAGGGAGAGACGGACGAAAGCAAAACTCAGGCGCTTGCGCTGCGCCCCGCGCTGGACGAGGCACAGAGCAAAGCCGATGAAGCCATGAAGCTATACGAGTCGCTGAAAAAGTCAGCGCAACCGAGCAACCTGGCGGACTTCGTCCCGGCATCCCAAACACCAATTGACCCTGAGACTCCCCAAGAGCCACTGGGAACCCTGAAACTCAACGAGTTTCAGGCCATGACCCCGGCCGCCCGGTTGAAGTTCGCCAAGGGCGGAGGCAAGGTCGAAGATTAAGGCGGACACCGTCCACCCATATTAAGGAGATAAAAAAATGGCTAACGAGAATACTCTCACGGGATTAATTCCCACTATTTACAAAGCCGTGAACCGCGTGCTGCGGGAGCAGATCGGCTTCATCGGCGCGGTCTACATGGACCCGTCCGCCGATATGGTTGCAAAAGACCAGCCCATCACGTATCCAATCGTGCCCACGATCGTTGCGTCGGACGTTGCGCCGGCGGCCTGCCCGACCGAGCCCGCAGGCACCGCGCTCGGTTACGGCACGATGACCATCAGCAAGGTTCAAAAAGCCGCGTTCGTGTGGAAAGGCGAAGAGCAATTTTCCATCAACGGCATCTACGACAAGGTCAAAGAGGATCAATTCGCGCAGGCCTTCCGTACCCTCGTGAACGCAGTCGAGGGAGACTTGTTCCTGGCCGTCAAGCGCGGGGCCAGCCGGGCCTACGGCACAGCGGGCACCACGCCATTCCAGACCGCAGCCGACCTGACCGACATCGCCCAAATCCGCAAGATCCTGACGGATAATCTTGCATGGACGAGCGACATGCACCTGGTGCTCAACAGCACAGCGGGCGCGAAGATGCGCGGCACGCAATCCAACCTGTTCAAGGTGAACGAGGCGGGCGACGAAGGGCTGCTGCGGGACGGGCGGCTCGGCGACCTGGAAGGTTTCCAGTTGCACGAGTCGGCTGCCATTGTCCAGCACGTCAAGGGCACTGGCACGAATTATGTGTTCAACGGCGCGCACGCGGTGGGCGCCACCACCGTCGTCGCAAAGACGGGTGCGAACCCGATCCTGTACGGAGATGTCGTCACATTCGAGGATGACACCCTCAACAAATACGTGGTGAACACAGGCATTGCTGCCCCCGGCTCACTCATCATCGGCGGGCCTGGCCTGCGCCAGTTGCAGACCGACGGCAAGACCATCACCGTGGGCAACAGCTATACGGGCAACTTTGCCTTCGAGCGCAACGCCATCCACCTGCTCACGCGTGTTCCCAAACTTCCGAAGGAAGGCGCTCTGGGACAGCATACGGTGGTCACCGATCCGTACAGCGGAATTTCGTTCCTGGCGTCGATCTATCCGGCGTATCACGAAGTGATCGTCGAGATCTCACTGGCCTGGGGCACGAAGGTTGTCCTGAGCGACGCGATTGCGACGCTGTTGGGATAGTTCTAACCGCCCTTTCCGGGCTTACCGTCGGCGACTCATGTCCTTACAGGATGCTACGCGATCGCCGACACGCCCGACCCACAGGGTCGCTACGCTGATGGCGGCTTGAGGCCGCCTCGGGCAGCCCCCACCTCACGCCCATATCTGGGTGCAGGCCCCCGGCCCCTCTCCTGATCGTTCTTTAATCAGGAGAGGGGGGAGGGAGAAAATGGGGAGGGCAAGTAGGAGGTATGTATGACGACTGTATTGATGCAAAAAGCAGGCGAAACGGACATCCAGGTGGAGTCGTCCAACGTTGCCCAGCACGAGCGGCTTGGATGGACGCGGGCGAAGATCGCAATCAGTGCGGACGGGCAGACGTTGACGGTCCCATACGGGACGGCGATCAACTTTGACCTGGGCGCGCTAAAGATCAATGCCGTGCAGGTTGTGACATCGGCCAACGAACTCAACAACCTGGACCTGAACGAAGACCTGGTCATGCCTGTGCGCTACCAGATCACACCAGATGCGGTCAGCACGGTAGGCGTGCATGCGGCGGTCAACCTGGCCGCAGCTGCGCAGAATGTGACCAGCGCCATTACGAATCCCGATGTGCCGCGTACCGTGACCGTCAAAGGCAATGTGTCGGGCATTGCGGGCAACGTGGTGATCACCGGAACGAACATCAACGATGAAGCCATCACGGACACCATCGCCCTGAACGGTGCGAGCGAGGTAGAAGGAGTGAAAGCCTTCAAGACCGTCACCCTGATCGCCCTGCCAGCTCGGACGCACGTCCCTGCCTACCAGGTGGAGACGGCGACGGCGGTTGGAACCATTAGCACGTCTGGCAACGCGGCGGTGATCGTGACCGCGGCAGGCATGACGGGCAGCCCAATCACGTTGTCGGTGGCAGTATTGGAGAATGACACGGCCAGCCAGGTGGCGGCGAAGATCATCACTGCGCTTGGGCTGAATGCAGTCATTGCGGCGCTGTTCACCATTGGCGGAACGGGCGCCACGGTGACCCTGACCAACAAGTCCTATGCGGCGGACGATAACACGCTGAACATCTCGATCGATAACGACACCTGCGTGGGACTGACCACGGCGGGAACGTCTGCCAATACCACGGCGGGCGTGCCCGTGGATACCGTCAGCGCGGGCATCGCCAAGAAGTTCGGCCTACCGCATAGCGTGGACAATGCCAGCCTGTTGCAGGAAAAGATTTTCGACGGGTCGGACGATCTCGGCACTCTGGCTGTGGATGACGACGAGGTCGAAAAGAATCTGTTTGCATTGGATGGTACGCCGGACGGATCGAAAGTGCTCGACCTGGTGTATCTAAAATAATCCAAAACATAAGGAGAAAATGCTATGGAAACGAAGGAACTAAAACTGATCGAAGTCACCAAAGACGGCAAGATCATCAAGATCCACCCGCTGGCGCTTGCAAACCATCAGGCGTTGGGCTGGGTGCTCGTGGACGAAACGACCGAAGCGGCCGCCAAGGCGGCGGCCGAAGCCCAGGCGATTGCTGATAAAAATGCTGTCATCGCGGCGGAAGCCAAGGCCGCGCAAGAGAAAGCCGCGGCGGAAGCCCTGATCGCGGATGCCCAAGCCAAGGCCAAGGCCAAGGCGAAGGCCGAGAAGCCGACTAAATAGTGAGTTTCCCTGCTGCCGTTGGTCCTTCCCCGATGGCGGCAGGGGCTCAATTCGCCTCACCCCCTCGTTGGCGATTCATATCCTTACAGGATGCTACGCGATCGCCAACACGCCCGACGGCGGCCTGATGCCGCCTCGGGCAGCCCCTCCCCAAAAGGGGAGTAAGAGATGAAGTATGCCAAATGTGCTGACGGCAACTGAAGGCTCGAATTTTGTGCGCACCACGTCCACGGATGCGGTGATGCTGCAACTGCTGCCGCTGGTGGACCAGTATCTCTACAACGCCAGCGGGCACGATTGGGCGGCGGACAGCTCTATCAACACGACGGCCAAGATAGCGGCCGGGATGCTGCTGGTGTACTGGTACGACAATCCGGCGGCGATCGGGACGCCCGCGCAAAACCTGACGGCGCTGCTGGTGCAACTGGAAGCAGAAGCGCTGAAATATCGGAAGATCCTGTTCGACGGGATCAACGGCGCCGGAGGTATTTACATACCGGGTGCACGTGACGGCGACGTGGTGATCAGTCTGACGGGAGTGGACGGTGTGAGCGGCGACCAGAAGGCGATGTTCGAGAGCACGATCAGCGAAGACGACATGATCCAGCAGACGAACGGCGGCGATCTCTCGGAGAACCAGTACGTGGTTGTGCTGAAGCACCCGGCGGAGGATGTGAGGGCGTGAGATGGATTATCAAGTTAATGCTGGTGAGATGCGCACATGGATCACCCTGCAGAGTCCGACGCTGACAACGGACGCGGGCGGGGCGCAGGTGCCCGGATGGGCAAACGTTTCGCCCAACCCGAGCGTGTGGGCGCGCTGCGTGATGGCGCACGGCCAGGAAGTAGTCAACAGCGAGGCTTTGAAATCCGCCCAGCGCATGGTGATCACGATCCGGAACCGGAGCGATATCCAGACCAGCTGGCGTGTGAAGCTGCCGGATGACACGTACTGGCAGATCATCAGCGTGGACCCGATACAGGGTCGCAACCGTTATCTGGAACTGGTGGCGGAGCACGTGAAAGGCAGCGTATGACGACGCAGGGCCGGTTCGATCTGAAAGGCCTGGACGAATATCTCGAAGCGATCGCCAAGGCGGGCCTGGACATCGACGCAGCGGCACAGCGGGCGATCCTGAAAGGTGCGGAAGTGCTGCAGGATGGGATGCTGGGGCTGGTGCCGGTGGGCGACGCGGCCAAGGGCGACCCGCACCCCGGCAACCTGATGCGGCACATCCAGGTCAAAGGGCCGCTGCAGGACGGAAATTATTCGTATGCGGAAGTGGGCGTGATCCATGACTTGTCTTTTACGGATGCGGATACGGCGGCATACGGGAACGTGCTGGAATACGGTTCGACCCGGCAGGCGGCGCAGCCCTACATCCGGCCGGCGATCCAGGGCAAGAAGAGCGCCGTGCTGAGGACGATGAAGGAATCGCTGCAAAGCGAGGGCATGCTATGACGAGCATATTTGCACGCGTGGCAAGCGCCCTGGCGACGATCAGCCCGAGCGTGCCGTATGCGCAGGCGCCCTACCTGAGCGCGGACGGGTCGCTGCCGGACACGTACCTGGCGTTCCAACTGATCACCAGCCCACCGGCGCAGCATGCGGATGACGCGGAGACGCAGCGGGCGTACCTGGTACAGGTATCCATTTACAGCCGCAGCGGTCTGGAGTCCCTTCCCGACGTGGATGGGGCGATGAGCGCGGCCGGTTTTCAAAAAGGTGATTTTCGCAACCTACCAAAGGACAGCGAGAGCGGTCACTTCGGGCTGGCGAAAGATTACCACTATCTAGAGTGATAAAGGAGAAAAGATCATGACTGTACAAGATGCAGAAAAGAAATCTGTAATTGGCCTGCGGGACCTATACGTCGCAGAAATAAGCCAAGATGATGCGGATGGGTATGCGGCAGGAGTGCCGGTGGCGTTTGCACCGGCGGTGAACGCCAGCCACAAGCCGACCAGCAACAGCAAAACGCAATATGCCGACGACGGGCCATTCGACGTGATCATCAGCGAAGGCGAAACCAAGATCGACCTGGAGGTGACAGCCATCCCGCTTTCGATGCTGGCTGATGTGCTGGGCAAGCAATTCAATACGGCAACCGGACGCATGTTCGATAACGCCGGGACGCCGCCGGACCTGGCGCTCTCGTTCCGCTCGAAGAAGAGCAACGGGAGTTACAAATACTTCCAGTATCTGAAGGGCAAGTTCTCCGCACCGGAGGAAGATCAAGCCACGATGACGGACAGCCCGGACCCGAAGACGATCAAGATCAGCTACACGGCCATCAAGACCACGTATGAATTTGATATTGATGGTGTTAACTTTGAAGGCGTCAAGCGCGTGGTGGGCGACGAAGATGCCACCGATTTCGATGGCGACACCTGGTTCGATGCAGTCCAGGTGCCGGTGGTTGGATCGCCGGATGCCTTCACCTGCACACCTTCGCCGATCGATGGAGCGACCAACCAAACCACCAGCGTGGCAATCGTGCTGACCTTCAGCAACCCGCTGGCCGGGAATGCTGAAAATGGCATCGCCCTGGTACGCCAGGACAACAGCTCGGCAATCACGCTGACACGGACGCTGAGCGCAGACCGCAAGGTGTTGACGCTTGGGCATGCCACCCTGACGGCGGCCAAGACGTACAACATCGTGCTGGCGGGCGTGACGGACATGTACGGGCAGACGCTGGTCGACACGGTGTACGACTTCGCGACGGCGTAAGCTTACCTCACCCCCAACCGACCTCACCCCCGACCCCTCTCCTGATCAAAGAACCCCAAAAGAACTGGGGCAGGCGATCAGGAGAGGGGAGAAAGATAAAGGAAGGATGAAATATGCTGCTTGAGCCGATCAAGATCACGTTGTATAACCCGGTGACGCAGGAAGCAAATCACGAATATGCGCAGCGGGTGATCACATTCCAGATGCTAAGTGCGGCGGTGCAGCTGCAGGAGGCGCTGGAGAACCTGCCGGAGAAGAAACGGCGCTGGTGGTGGCAAAAGCCGATCAGCAAGGAAGAGCAGCAGATCGAGGCGCTGCTGGCGCTGGTGGCGGAATTTTTCGGCAACCAGTTCACGATGCAGGAGCTGCGCAGCGGCGCGGACATCAGCGAGGTGATGGCGGTGCTGACGGCGATCATTGCACGCGCCGGGACGATCGTGACGGCAAACCCTACCAAGCCGCCGCGGACGAGCCGGTAGTTGAGGCAGACGACGGCGGGAACTGGCTGCTGGACCTGCAGTGCATGCTGGTGGAGCTGTTCCACTGGCCGCCGAACGACCTGGCGCAGGCAGACATTGACATGGTGCTGCCGCTGGCGGTGTATTACCCACACTGGAAAGAGGCAGGCCGCAAGAGGGAGCAGGTGGAGCAGGTGTATGCGGATGAGGCGGAGTGGTTGTGACCCCGGGATCAGGTAAAAAGGTAAACAGGTAAACAGGTAATCAGGAGAGAAGATGCCTGATAACAAACTTGATGGAACTGTAGGACTTAATACCACCGATTTCAAGACCTGCATGGCGGGAATGAACCGGGAGCTGCGGGTATTGGAGTCGGGCTTCCGGGCGTCTTCGGCGGGGCTGGGGGACTGGGCGAAGGATGCCAGCGGGCTGGAGCTGCGCATCAAGAGCCTGAGCGGACAGATCGAGATACAGAAGGGCAAAGTGGCGGCGGTGCGAGCGGAATACGAGCGCGTGGCAGCCGAGAAGGGCGCCAACAGCCGGGCGGCGCAGGATTTGCAGATCAAGCTGAATAAGGAGAACGAATCGCTCGGCAAGATGCAGGTGGAGCTGAGCGGCACAGAGACCAAGCTGGGCGATCTCAAGAGCGGCAGCGAAGGGGCCGGCAGATCGGCGCAGGAGATGGGGGAGAAGGTCGAGAAGAGCGGCAGCAAAGTTGAAGCATTCAAGAAGATATTGGGCGGAGTGGGAGCGGTGGCCAAGGCAACCGTAGTCGGGATCGCAGCGGTGGGGGGTGCGGCGATCGCCGCAGTGGGGGCGCTGGCCGGGCTGGCTCTCAAGGGCGCCAAGACTGCGGATGAGCTGATCGACTTATCGAACCAGACCGGGATCGGCACAACGCGCCTGCAGGAAATGAAATATGCAGGAGAGTTGATGGGGACCGAGCTTGAGACGATGACCGGGGCACAAGCGAAGTTGATCCGCTCGATGGCCAGCGCACAGGAACAACAAGCGAAATTTGATGAGCAACTGGCCAGCGGAAAGATGGAAGACGAGATCAACGTTCCCATCGAAATGGCAGCCGCCTTCAATGGTCTGGGCGTTTCTTTTGTCGATGCTTCCGGAAAGCTGCGTAATAACCAGGATGTTTTTGCCGATACCATTGATGCACTAGGCAAGATCGAGAATCCAACCGAGCGGGATGCGCTGGCGATGGAGATCTTCGGGAAGAGCGCGCAGGAGCTGAACCCGCTGATCGTAGCTGGGTCGGCTGAGATGGCCAGGCTGAGCGAGGAAGCGCACAAGATGGGGGCGGTGATGTCGGAGGAGGACGTGGCGGCGGGTGGAGCACTAAAGGATCAATTGGACAGCCTGAAGATGGGATTCGAGGGCGTGCTCGTAAAAGTGGGCGGGGCATTCATGCCGATGATCTCGGGGCTGGCCGGGCAGGCGCAGGGCTACCTGCAGGAGCTGGTGGGGGTGGTGCAGGGCAGCGGCGGGGACATTGGAAAGATGGCGGAGGGGATGG